GACACCATCGGGATGTTTAACGACCCGAGCATGTTCGAAGACGGAGTCCCCAGTGGACGACCGCTTACTGAAGAAGAAGTTGAGAACCTCGACAGGGCTCCGCACTATGGCTCAGACACCATGTCTGAAGAAGAGCTCGCGTTAGGCGCCGGAATTGAACCAACCCGCTCACCGGATTCGGGCCTCGATGCGGAAGAGCGTCTCCTGGCTGAGCAGCGAAGACAGGTAGAAGAAGAACTTGTAGATCTTCGCTTATCGGCAGAGGGGTCAGGACCAGAGTCCACTCTTTGGGATCAAATTCAGGAAGCTGCTACTCGCCTGTCAAATATTAGAAAACTTCAAAACTGGAAAGCCAGGATTCTTCGAGAGCAGGCTGAAATTGATGCAATGCTCGCATCAAACGATCCCAAAAGAATTGAGATCGGCCGCATTCGCACAATCGACAACGCAAAGACGCGAGCAGAATACGAAACATTACTCAGACGAGTCGCGCTAGACCCATCCGAGCTTGATCAATTAGACCAAACTTTAGACCAGCCTTCTTTTCTTCAGTCTGCGGAAACATCGTGGGGAGCTGACAATCTAAATGCCGGTCAAGTTATTGACCCCGCCGGGCCGCCAAAACCACCCGAGCAAGTTGGCCCGCCGAAGCCGTCTGAGCCGGAACCCAGCTCAGACGCCGCTGCTATTGGTGCCAGAGGAGAGCCGCTTCCCGACACCGCTCCCACCACCGACGCCACCCCCACCGCCGACACCGCTCCCACCACCGGTGACACCGCCACCACCACCGCCGATGCGGAACCGGCTCAGACGAAGGGGCGTCCTAAGAAACTTAAAGATACCCACAGACAATACCTGCTCGATAACAACATCGTTACCGAACAGCAGTTAGAAAAGACGCGACCCCAACGTCTGGCCTATAAGCTGGCTCAGCACGCTGGCCTTGGAGTAAAACGACCAGACGGATCCAATAAGACAACAGAAGAAATCCTGGCGGAATTCGATGAGTGGAAAACGAAGGCCGACGAAGACGCTGCGTCAGTAGAGGCTAACGAGACACCCGTCGGTGAAACTGCGGCAAGCAGTGCCCCCAAGTCTGCTGAAGACGCACTGGTAGCGCTTTCCACAGAAATGATATTGGCTAACCCTGATTCGTTCTTGGATCGAACCATTGTGTTCAACAGGATCGAGCAAAACGGCCTGCCCAAAGATGTGCAGGACGCTATGAAAGATCAGTGGCTCACTATCATGAACCAGGAGCCAAAGTCTCATCATTTCCTAGAAGGCCTTAATGACGAAGATGCCAAGTGGATCAATAGAGAAGTCGGCAAGCGCTGGAAACAGATAGAACAAAACGCTACACCGATGCTCATGGCCAACCCAGCCATGAAAGAGATGTACGGTTCAGTCGATGGATTTCTCAAAGCAGCTCGCGTCCGCTTGGAGCAACAGGTTCGCGCCGACTATCTCGAAGGAAAGATCGGCCCGCGCAAACGTAAGAAGAGCGCAACTCAAACAGCAATAGACAAGGTTGAAGGATCGCTTGGCCCACGCACGGACGAACAAAAAACTTCTGCGGAAATTATTGCAGAAAATTTGCGGATCGCTCGCGAAGCCAAAGCACAAAGAGATCTCGAGCGCGCGGTCCCGCAGGAAGCCGCCCCAGACGAAGGAACAAAGACCACAGCCCGACTTACTGGCGAAGCACAGGAACGCGGTATTCAGGGCGAAACTGAAGCGCGAGCCTATGCTGATTTAACTGGCACCAAATCTCCCATCAAATTCAGGGCCACAGGCACCGAACGCCTGTCTGACACCAAACGCGTCGATACCGAGAATGTCGATGCGCGCAGACAGAGAGAAGAGGCAATAGAAGATGCCAAGTCCCGAGGGGACAAGGGAGATGCCCAGGCAACAGAAGAACTGCTTGAGCTACAAAAGATGGGCGAACGTGTATTCAAACCAGCGTTCGCTAAAAAGGGCCAGGAAGTCTGGTACGACCCCACCACTGGCCGTGTCTTCTCCAACCGAAACAACATCAACGTCGCAAATAAGATCGCAGAGGACGTTGATCTTGGCCCCAAGGTAACGCCTGACGCGGCGCATAATGCTGCTGCGGAGCGCCGCCGCGTAACCCTGGCCGAAGCAATCAAGAACATCAAAGCAAAGATTGATCGGAATGCGCTACTAACAGAGAAAGAAGCAGTTGCGTATCCAGAAATGCAAGATGAACTTGCACGTCTGGAGGCGCGTCTTGGCCCCAAACAAGAGAAGTCCCCAGACAAAACTCCAGAACAGGTAGACGACGCCGAACTGATATATGACGAGGACGGACTTGAGAGCGCGGTAACTCCAGACGAAGCTGGCGCCACCGTTGTTCAGACGGGTCGCAGACAGGTCACGAACGAAGACGGCGATGTAGAGATTCTCGACTCCGTTGCCAGGACTCCAGAAGAGCACACCGTAGCAATCACTAGAGCATTCCAAGACTACCAGGAAAGTGGAAACCCCCAGACGTTGCAAGATGCAATTAAACGCATCAACGAGGAATTCGCACTCGAGGGGACGAGCATCGCGATTCCAGAACCTTCTGTACAACCTGGAGTTCGCAAGGGTGATCGTGTTGTTGCAATCGTCAAACGTGATAGCGACTTGTCTGAGAGAAAAAGTAAACGGGTTATTTCCCAGAACCAGATTGCTGCTGGCAAGGGTTATCGGGACTTGCTCGGTAACGCGAAAGAAGAGGACTGGATCGTTGGATCAGTACCCCGTGGAATAAGCGCGTCTGACCCCAACTTCGCTAAGCACTTCGTCCCAGATACACCAGACGATGCCCCCGCCATCGCAAAAATTCCAGAAGGCCAGCCGGGATCTGATCAGACGTCAATCGACACGTTTGCTGCTCAAACCTTTGAGCTGTTCTCAACCCCGAAAACTGGCGGCCGTGTTGTCACCGGCCCCTTCAGTGACATATACGAAAAAATCCTTCAGGTTGGAACGAAGTATTCAGAATATTTTGATAACGCCGCATATAAAGACGGCCGAATCGTAATCACTGGCTCAAACCTCGACAGAGTAATTTTAGACCTGGGCCACGGTTTCCCAGAATCAAAGAAAGGAGGCTTCGCCAAAACGATCGATGAGCATCGGGATCGAGTGACAATGCTTGAGACCATGCTTGAAGTGCGTCGCCAACTCGCCCCCAACGGGATAAGAAGGCAGGACGAAGATCTTACCCAGGCAACAGACCGCTTAGTCAACAACATCTTCAGCGAGTCTGACGAAGCAACCAAGACAGTTGCGCGAAGTGTTTTGCAGAAACTGTCAATCGCTTACAAGTTGTCCCCAAGTGGCGCGCCGGGCCGCGCCCCAATTATTCAGGCTAACCAAGACGGTGGGTTTGGTTTCGCCCATGGTAAGAACACCATTGAAGTTGGCGACTTAGGAAACGGATACGCACCGAACGCTGGCCGCCTGATTCACGAAGTCGGTCACTGGGCATGGGACAACATCCTCACAGATGCAGACAAGATTGAATATCTGCAAATGTTCAATCGTTACTACAATGAAGACGGATCGCTGAATCTCGCCGCCCTTGAAGGCAGAACGATTGACAATGCGCTTATCCGAACCAATGCACTTGAAGGCCCAGGGGAATTCTTCGCAAGTCAGTTAGAACGCTGGGCCACTCAGAACGTCTACCGCAATGAAATCGGTAATGAAACATTCTGGGTAAGAATGGTCAACTACATGAAAGCCATCTTTGACAGGTACATGGATGGCCGAAGAATTGATCCAGAGATGGAGCGATTGTTCAAGAAGATTCTTCCTGCAAATGAGGCACGCGCCGCAGCACTTCGCGGTCCCACCACTAGAGCAGGTACACGGGCGGGCCAGGCGATTATGAATCGGGCATGGGCGCTCGACGATATTATGGAACGACTCGAGGGCTCACTCGAGGGCGAAGATATCGAGCAATCCCTCTTCGTCCCAGTAGAGTTGATGCACTACCTCTACTCCATTGGCGGTGGTGCAGACGGTAAGAACCCACTTAACGCTGTTGCGCCAATCAAGTCTGAAATTGCAAGAGCATCACGGGAACTCAAAGACGCGCTCAATATTCCAGAAGGTATCAATTTCGATAGATCGATCGAAGTCCTAAGCGACATTGATCCATCTTCTATGGAGTTTGTAAGAAGGACTGAACTCGTCCGCAGGCTCCTCGATGAAGGCATTGTCGCAGAACAGCCAAATGTGCCCATGCGCCCCATTCGAGACATTGTCGAAGACATCAGACAACGTCTTGCCAAGAAGTTTTACAACACAGAAGGCGAGCACTACCGGACAGACAACATGCCGCCTTCCGTCAAGAAATACGCATACAAAAATGCAAACGGAGATTACCGAGCCCCCGGACGCAAGGGCGGCGGTCGTGGCCGGAAGTATGCAGCAGCGGCCAAACAACGAGAGAAGCGCAAGGAGCGCGTGGCCAAGGATCTCGAGAAGGCGCAGAACATGGTGGCCAAAGACAATGGCGCGCCTCCCGTCAACTCCCCAAGCCTGAAGACACTCTCAGACGACGAACTTCTCACGCTTTGGGAACAGCACTCAACCGGCAAATTTGGCAAGCAAATCGCCAATGAGTACGGAGCTCGTGTTGCAGCCCGCCCCCTTCCAGTGGATCCAGTCGAGATACCAAACGAGGTGTTCGAAATGAACACCAAAGATCTTCTCGTTGCTGGCCGAGATGCTTGGCGATCAGGTGATTCTGGACGACTGCACCAAGTCTTGTACGAGTATGGTCGCCGCGCTCACAACAAGAACAACCCGGACAATAAGATCCAGGCGGTGCGCAGCAAGCACGTCATAGACATTATGACTCGCGAACTTGCGGACACCGTTGGCGATGAGGCAAACGATGGCATCCCCGCAAGCGCCAGGGCAAATGTTCGAGAAATTCTCACTCAGTTCAGCAACCGTAACCCAGCCAGGCAAGTAGCTGAAAGACGGATCATGTACCGCCTTCTTGCGTTGGCCGGACGAACTCAACCGGGACCGGAGCACGAGAATCTCGTCACCAACGGTGACATCTACCGCTTGGCTGATTTTACGGGAGCAGAACGACCAAAACCCCGGCACCCGGATTCTGTATTTACTGATTTTGGAGACCCAGAATTCCAGTCCCTCAGACGATCTATCAGAGAAATAGTTGTCGGGTTGCAGGGGTCGAACAAAGTTGCGAAGGGGCGTGGCCACGTTAAATCGATAACCGATACTTTAGGCCACGTTATCCACTCTGGCATTCTCTCTGAAGAAGATGTTACTGCCGTGATGAAGGCCTACAGGCCAATCAGCAGGACGGACGACATGCTCCGTCAAAAACAAAATTACAACGCGACAGGCCAGTTGGCTAAATTTGAGCGCCGGACTTACGCTGACGAGGAACGTGACGATGCTCTGCACTGGTTTGCTTTTGACACCGCGCGCCTTTTAAATAATTCTGGATCCCAGATATCTGACCCGCATTTAGTCAACATACAAGACAGGACCATTGAGGGTCTGGCTTACGTGCTCAATGGTCAAATCAAAAGCAAAGAGCTAAAAGCTAAATTCCCAATGCTGGACGCATTCGGCGATATGTTCGCCCCGTTGCGTGTCGGAGGTAAGCATCCACTACTTGATACCCTTGGCAGACGCACGGCAATTCCCCAGGAATATTCCGTTGAATACGTCGGTCAGCTTTTGGAATCAATGACCCCACAGCGGTTTGATGCGGTCATGTCATTCGTTGGGCGCGGCATAGGAAGAGCGAGCGACTCATCGCCCGTAGTCTTTTGGCACGGCACAGCCAGCGGACCGATCGAGGCCACCCCCGAATTTAAAGTAAACATGTCTGATTCCGGCTCTGTCTGGGGGCCGGGCTTCTATGTCACTTATGGCGAGAACGCCAGGAAGGCTGCGACTTTTTACGCCAGCGGTGCTGTTTCCAGCCGTAGCTACGAATTCCGCATCAGAGACGCATTGGAGAAAGGCGCCCTGACCGACAAGGAAGCGGAAGAAATGCTCGGTGTCGCGCTCGATCTGCTCGATGCCCGAAATGTTATCCGGCACAACAATGCCCTGCTTCGCCGAATCGAGCAGGAGATCACCTACGAAGATCCCAGCATGACGTTTGAGGATCTCAACAAGAATTCACGAATCGCCAGAAGCATTCGTGAATCTAAAGAATACATGCGGGTCGCTGGCGATGTCGAACGCTTCGCGCAAGACATGCTCCGCGAACACGGCATTGGCGATGACCCCCACATGATCCCGATGGTTGCCCACATTAACCATCCAGTTGACTTCAGAGATGCTCGGTCTTACGACATGAACAGCCCCCTGATTAGAGAAATTGTAGAACTTGGATCAACGATGGGTGTGCTTGATTCATTCGCGCTGCGCCGAATTGACGCCAACTTCAGCCGACCACTAAACGGAAGCGACACATACAAAGCGCTTGTCGACGCATTTCACGCCAATCAAAACTCGCTTGGCAAGAGACACGCAAAAGAACTTCTGGCCAAGTTCCTGAAAGATGAGCTTGGCTACGATGGGATGACATACACGCACGGTTTTGTTGACCATAATGGGGATGAAACTCTGTTTGATGGGGCTGTGGTTTGGGATCAGAGCCAGGTCAAAGCGCTGACAGCAAAAGAGTTTGACGGCACGTCAGACGTATTCAGCCAGCACGTTATTCAACCGCGAGCTGATGTGGTCGATGGCGTAACCCCGAACGGCATTTTGATGTCCGCACACATCGCAGACGCCCGCGCAAGAAACAATGCGATGAACTTCTCTGCAATCGGTAACTCCCTGGAAGAAGGAGGCACATCGCCCCGTCTGGTCGATACGATGCGGAATATGCTTAAGGGCAAGAAAGCCACCGACTCTGATATACGGGAGGTGCGGAAAGTTGCTCGCGGCTTGCAGCTCAGAACCAACTCCAGTCGGATCCGCGCTTGGGGCGGCAATTGGTTTGCTGACTGGGTGGCCCCAGTCGAAGGCACCGGATACTATGAAAGTCACCACATCATGCTCGCTGGCAAGATCATGCCAATCATCAAGCGCTTGAACGACGCAACTTCTGGCCACAATGTCAAAGGCGCAATGAAGAGATGGATGTCGAAATCCAATCCGCTATCTAAGAACATGACGGCGGAAGAAGAAAAAATTGCGAAGGCGCTCAGACGGGCTCCAGGGAATAAATACGAGAAGTCGTTGACCCCCGCTGGTCGAGAAACACTAGCAATGATTCGCGGTATGTTCGCCGACGAGATAAATGAAATGGAGAAGGCCGGAATCATTACTGGCCGAATCGAAAACTACTTCCCCCAGATTTGGAGCACAGAGAAGATCCGTAGAAACATGGATGACTTCAGACGGGGGATGGCCAGGTATTTTGTCCACGAAGCTCAGGACCGTGGAGAGACATTATCAATGTCTGATGCGCTACACCGAGCTGATGGAATGACTGAGACGCTCCTGCTTGAAGACGGCATCAATCTCCCCCCCGCTGGCGGTGGAAGTCGGGACAAGGTAACTGACCACATCGACTACCAGAGGCTGATCCGTCTGGATCAGTACCCCGAGATGGTTGATGCGCTCGAGCCCTTCCTCGAAAACAATCTGCGCGACGTGCTCGTCAAGTACCTTGATGGCACAACATCCAGGCTGCTGTTCCACAACAAGTTTGGCGTCAAGAACCACGGCTTCTACGCATACAAGAAAGTCATCCAAGAAGGCGAAGAAGGAATCATTGATCTTCTCGTTTCTGACTCAATCAAGATGCGTCCCATTAAGGGAAGAGTCGGGGGCGAGGCTGTCGTAGAGCACGCTAACTTCAAGCACCGGGTCATCAACGCACCTTACAGTGCAGAGTCACGAAATGACGCCGCAGTTGCTGTACGTCAAGCAATGGATCTGTACCGCAACCGTGGCGCTCTCGCCGCCAAGAAATATCTCGATGATCTGTCTGAAGAGCCGAACCCGGAATGGGGTAAGCGAGTCGATGCGATTGTCGCTGCAATGAAGATTGTTCAGGAAGATCCGGTCATCCATTCTCAGGAACTCGATCACATCGAAATGATGATGAACGCACTTCAGCGTAAACCCATCGATGGTGGCAGCCGGTTCTTTGAGCCCCAACATAACTTATCGAAGAAGGCGCGCAACTTCACCGCAGTCACATTGCTTGGATGGACGGCACTGACGTCTACCACTGACCCGGTGCTGCCTCTAATCCGTTCGGGATCAATTAAGGCTTGGCTCCGAGGAATGCGTGACTGGGCCAAAAACCCGAACTACCGGGACATGATGCGCGAATCCGGCATAGCCATCGAGAACCTCGTGCATGAGCGACTGGTTCACCAGTACGGTGTGGACGGATCGAAACTTGCAACATCTTTCTTCAATGCAACGATGCTGACTCCGTGGACTCAGATGCAACGAGAGTGGGCAGGATTGGTCGGATACAACTGGTTCAAGGCCGAGCAGAAAAATTACTTCCAATACGGCAAAGATAGTCGACGAGGTAAGAGAGCGTTTCGTGTTTTGAAATCGTACGGCCTCGAGCATCTGATGAAAGATGGCGCCTACCAGCTCGATACACCGAACGATATCGGCTCAGACGACGCTCTAAAGATGTCGCTGATTAAATTTGCTAACCAGTCCATCTACGCCCCCAACCCGAACGACATCCCAATGTGGGGTCAAACACCGATCGGGGCTATGGTGTTCCAGTTAAAGTCATTCCCGATGATGATGGGCCGTATGGTCGGTGGACGTAATGAAACCACGGGGATCATTCAGGAATTCAAAGCCGGGAACAAAACCCCCCTGCTCTATTTCGCGGCGATTGCCCCGTGGTTTGGTGCCGGATCACTGGCAGCCAAGGATTACGCGCAATTCCGTGGTGGCGATACCGAACGCGAGTCAGCCCTTCGAGAGCGATCTCTTAACAAGTCACTCGACTCGATCGGCTTGGAAGAATTAGCAGAGACGCTCGGCTATGATCCGCGCCTCCATCCAGACATGGACGCATGGCTCGGCAACTACGTTGAAGGCTTCGGGCATCTGGGTGGCTTGTCGTTACTCGGTGAGTTGATGCACAGCGCTGCTGCCAACGCAGACAACGGGCAGTACGGCGTGAACAGAATCATGTCGGCACTCCTTGGCCCCAGCTTCAGTCACACACAAGGAGCGATTGAAGTATTCCAGGGCGCTCACTCGATGATAAGGGGCGACGAAGCACCGGGGAAACGCAGGGCAGCGGCCAGACAAGTTGCCAGTCGCATCCCGATTCTTGGTGGAATCCGGGCGTTTAGGGAAGGTGTTGTGGATTCAGTCGCAGGAGAAGCGACTGCTCGGAAAAGCAAATCAAGTGGAAGTTGGGGATCTGGCTGGGGATCTAGCTGGTAATCTCGTCTGAGCCCATCTCTTCCCTGAGCTCTATCGTAAGACGAGCTGACAGAAACGCCGGGGTGCCCTGCCCCATCCACGCTCCTATGACGTTGAACTCAAAGTATTCGATCGCTTCTTCGAAGGCCATGCCATCGGCTTCAAGCAGTTCAATACACTTCTCTTCGTCCAGCAAGATAAACGTGTCTGAGAATCGGCGGACAACGCCGATGACTGCGGACTCAAACCCATCAGGCACTAGCATTCGTGTTGTGCTCCCGTAGCCAGTCTGCATACTCCTCTAACGTCAGCCCAAATTTCTTGTCGAACCACCTGGCCCAACTAATGCCGGAGGGCGTTCGTTCGAACCGTCTTTTCCAGGCGTATCTCGCAGCATGGTGCCGTAACTGTAGTTGATCCTGTTGATATTTCTGTTTATCGAAGGCCACACTTAGCAACAATCAGTGCCCAGGCTTCACGCGCCGGGGCTTCTCTTATATCTGCATCTGCTTTCAAGTCAGCAAGTTGGTTCTCCAACTCTTCTTTATGTTTGAGCAAGTGTCTGACCTTGTCCTGCGCCTTCTTCACCTGACCTTCGTTGTCTCCGAACATAAGCCATTGCAATCTGGCGCGAACACTGCTGATTTCGATGTCAATCTTGTTCAACTGTTTCTTCTTATCCCTGTAGGCAATAACGGCTGTCTGCCATTTATCGATCAATTCTTCTGTGTTTTTCATTCGAGCTCCAAGGGGTAGTAAGCGTTGTACTGTCCGCAAGTTGCTTCAGCAGGTTCATCGTGAAGTAAGCACCACCATTTTTTAAAATGGTTTGGCTTGTCCACGGGCACTGCATTTTCGCAGGTAACGCAGGTCTTAGGAATATCCGCCTCAGACGGATTCCAGCATACCTGCTGCCTGAAACACATTCGACATCTCCAATCGTCTGACGATCTCGAGATCTTCCTTGCCTGGTTGCGCATCACGACTTCGATGCGATGCTGCATATTCGAAAAAACGAATGGGTCAAAGTCGATGTACTCCGCATGGTACTCGGACGTGTTCTTGTTATATGCGATGAAAAACGATCGCTCGAAATTTCCCAGCCCCATCATCAACTGGCACTGAGCCACGTATTTGGGGTGACTCTTTGCGACCCCATGCTTCTTAAACTTCTTCCAATTAGAGTCATTCATGCTTTTGACTTCTAACAAAAGCAGCTCTTCATCAATGACGACTCGACCATCCATGTGAGCACGAACGTGGCCACCGTGATCGGTTAATTCATATTGCCGTCCAGTGATGTTGTCTTTCTCAAAAACATCCAGACCTGCTGTCTTCATGTCGGCAACGACAATGTCTTCAATCTTGTGCCCAAGCAAAAAGATTCGCTTAAGTTTCGGGCTTATCGGATCTTCTGGGAAGCCTCGCAACGAGTACGCCAGATATGCCTCACACTCATTTCCAATAATCGAAGCGCCAATATATTGGCGAGGGGCTGACTCCTGATGTCGATCCCAGGCATTGAAATTTTCGAGAATGTCTTTGATCAACATAAAAAAAGGGGGGCGGTTTCCCGCCCCCCAGTGGTCAGGCGAAGTTCAACTCGTCGTTAAAGAGATGCGAGTCATCATCGGGTGAGGAGGAGGCACCCGAAGATGTGGGAGGCACCGCACCATTCGCCTGATAGTATGTCTTCACCTCGCGCTTAGGCCCATACACATTGCCTGTTCGGGGATCTTTGCGTTCCTTGCTCATCCCGACCGACACACCAACACGCAATCCAGACAGTGTCGATATATCTCCGGGCTTATTGGGGTTGTCGTGACCCCCGAACTCGAGGATGGCCTTCAGTTTTTCCCGGCCAATTTTTTGAGCGATATCGCTTTCATTCTGGATGTTCAGCCAGTCGGTGATGGTGCCAGATCCACCTTCATCTCGGAACTCAACCTTCAGTTGTCGCCCCCGACCGCTCTTGGTCTTCACGATTTCGGCGTTAATCACCGAACAGTTGTAGTTGCCGGGTTCGAGGATCGCACTACCACCACGAACATCAACATTACCCAAATCTAAATCCGCAAAGCCTGTCCACTCACTCATGATTTCTTCTCCTGTTTCTGTTTCTGCGCCTCAGCTTTGGCGCGTTTTGCCGTCTCAACCCACTTCCCATATTCGTTGTCGTCCATAGACATACGATCGAACAGGGATATGATGTTGTCGCACCGCTCAACTGGCCGAAGCCGATTGCGCGGATCGCGAACTTTTCCGTGCCACCCCTTTACTTCTTCAGTGATGATGAAGCGCTCGATATGCACATGCGGTGGGTCGCCCGTCGTTCGGCGAATCCCGCACAACACATGATCGAATAGCGCTGGCACCTGCTTTGCCACCTTCTTTGATTTGAGCAGTGGCCAGTAATGCGTCTGGTCATTGTCGTCTTGCTCTTCAGCAGCAAGCGCAGTGATATAAATGTGCATGGGCAGATCACGCACATACTTCATGGCTCCAATAATTTGGGTACTGTGCGCCCCGTACTTCTCGAAACCGTTGCTGCCAAATTCTTCTTCGGCCCACGCCATACATCGATCAGACAGTTCGGTAAGACTATCAATACAGAGCCACTTGTACTTCTGTTTTTTGAAGTCGGGGGTATTCATCATCTTGATAATCCCCTTGAATGAATAGATCCCCTGCTCAGGATCGTTGACCCCGTCCCACGACGAGAAGTCCAGGTAGTCGATGCCACAGTCCTCGATCGACTTAAGCCCCGCTTCACCACTAATGATGAACCCCGGCCCCAATGACTCTTGAAGGTATCGGCATTGATAAGTCTTGCCGAACCCATGATGCGCCACTAACAATGTCTTGCTTGCTGACGCCACAGAACCGTCATTCGCTTTCTTCGGTTTGAACATTTTTCCCTCCCACTTCTTGGACGGACACTTTCGCCCCGCCCCGTGTTATTGAAAGAGCATCAGTGATGCCCTCCTTCTCTTCTTCATCGAGCCTCTCGTACGCCTTTCTCGATATCGAATATGTAGTTGTCACCCACTTCGGGGGCACAGGGCCGTATCGTTGTTTGAGTAACTCGGTATCCCAAGTCCATCTGGCCCCACGTTTACAACGCACGAGGTATCCGTCAAGATCCATTGACCAATCGCCAATGTCCCTCGGGAATTCCTCTTTTAGTTCTTCGTCAATCTCGCTGAGGCGCTCTTTCGCAATCTTGATTCCGCGCTCAATATTCAGACGCTCGCGACATAACTGTGCCGCAGGGCTGAGGGGTTTCTCTTCCCCCCCTCCTGGCTCAAGATAGTCCCAGTCTTTCTCCATGATGCTCCCCCTGATGCTCTGCGTCACACCTGACCGGGTGTGATTTGGATGCGAGTAGTGTATCATATACCGAACGGAGCGCAAGCATGAAACGACAAAAATTCAACGTGGCCAGATTAGTCAAAGACATGGGGGGGGCAAGCGCCGTGGCGAATCTGCTCGGCACCCCCCGGACCGCCCCGTACCGTTGGATAAGGCATCGTTATGTCTCGAGTCGAATGCTGGAAGCTCTGAAGTGGCATCACCCAGACTTAAAAATCGACGAATACTTTGAGGACTACGACAACGATGACAACGATGACAACGAGCACAACCCAAACCTGCACTAACACACTCGACTCAGCGCTTGAATATCTTGAACGGGGATGGTCAATCATCCCCGTTCGCGTTTCTGGGCAGGGGAAGAAGATCCCTCACATCAAATGGAAGGAGTTTCAGACAAGACAAGCAACCCCGGAAGAAGTCGAATCCTGGTTTACCCAGTGGCCAGATACAGGCATCGCCCTTGTGACAGGCGCGATATCCGGTATCTATATAGTTGATTGCGACACTATCGAGGCACAACGAGAAGCTGATCGAATCGGCCTGCAAACCTTCATCAAGACCCGCACCCAACGGGGCAAGGAAGGCTGTCACCTGTACTTCGAGCATCCGGGCGACGGCAAGTTGCGGGGTAACAAGGTAGGCGTCAACGCTGACGGGGTCTCTTGGCCCAAGATAGACGGACTCGATTTCCGGGGCGACGGTGGCTATGCCCTGCTCCCCCCATCCAAGGGGTATGAGTGGGACATTCCAGTGGGCATTAGCCCAGACGATATGGCTATCTGGACAGACCCCCAGATCACGGCCAGCGTGGTGGACATCAACACGCGGGAAGAATTCGACCTATCCAGCCTCGATCTGTCGTCAGTTTCAGCTAGGAACCACATCCCAGAGTGGGACAAGACATATCAGTTTGTCAGGGATAAGTTCCCCACCACCCTGAAGATCCCTTCGGGCTGCGGTAACGGTCGCAATGATCGTGTGATGAGACACATCAGCGACTCAATTATTCGGGGCTTTTGGGGCGACGAGCTGCGCGCGAAGGGCCGGTCATTCATGCGGGAGTTCTTCGAAGAGCCTCTCCCCGAACCAGAATTCCTCGCGACAGTCGCCTCGATGGAAGCCGCTGAGCGCCGTAATCACCCCGAGCGCCTAGAGAAACACGAGAAGCCTGCACAACCCTCGTCTGACATCGTGTTACTCACGGAGAACGATGCTGATCGCCTGATCGGGGAAGCCTCGAGCCGTGCCTATATCGTTGAGCCATGGCTCTGGCCCGAATCAATCACCCAAATCCACGGCTATTCCGGGTCGGGAAAGTCGATGTTCCTACAACACATCTTATATGCCGCCGCCACTGGCCAAGACCGCTTCGGCCCCTACCTCCTTGGCAGACGGGCTCGAGTTCTATATCTCGATTTTGAAATGGGGCGAGGCACAATCGGATCCCGGCTCAAAACACTGGAAGGAATGTATGGGCCAAGTGAGGGGTACTACCAGGTCTGGGCGCCCTTCTCAGACGAGGACATGGACTTGAAAAAACCGGGGGGTTTGAGCCGCCTGGATACGGTCATCAAAGCAGCCAACCCTGAGATTGTCGTTATTGATACCAATCGCTCTGCCTTCGTGGGCCTGGAAGAGAACAGCGCTGAGGGCTGGTCGTACGTCAACAGAGTGCTTCTCAGACTGCGGGACATGGGGCTGGCAGTTATCTCGGTACACCACAGCAACAAGCCGGGTGAGTCAGGCCTTGGTCGGGAAGCCGGATCGACCGGCCAACTTGCGATTCTCGACACCCAGATCAGGGTCGCGCAGGTCTATGAAGACGAGACAACAGCCAAGCAAAATGCGGGGATCTGGGATGCGTCGTACAGCACGCCTGTATTCCCCGCTATGAGCCGTTCGCTGTCTGAGGACTTCGATCTACAGATGGTGATGGAACTGCGTTACAGGAAGGTACGGGAGTGGACAGAGCACCATGAGTGGGGCCAATGGGTTGGGTTTGGGGTGAACCATCAGGACGAAAGCCGGATGGTGGTGGGTAGCCGAAGCCCCCGACAGAAGGCTCAGGCGTTGGCGAGTCAGGGCACACCCTTGAAAGAGATCGCAAAGACCCTTCATAAACCGCTCAAAGCAGTTAAGGAGTGGGTCGGATGATCCGGGCGTCAGCAGACTTCTCGAGGGGCGCGCGTTTTGGTCAACTTACGATCTTGAGAAGAAGCCCTGCTCCGAAGTCTGTTGGGGCAAGACTCGGAAGAAAATACTGGCTCTGCGCTTGCGACTGCGGGAGATCTACAATCGTGCGTACAGATCAACTTACCAGTGGCAAAAAACAATCGTGTGGTTGTACGAAATCCTGAGTGTTCCGTACGAAGCATTCACCCCCGCTACCCACCAGTGACCAGACCTTCTATCCGACGTATTTAACGTGAATTTCAGGCAGCGGGGGTAAATCTATTCGGCTGGCGCCTGTTCCTGAGTCTGGTTGCTTGAGCCACCAGTGGCATCAGCATCGCTCGATGCGCCACCACTGGTCGATCCCACTTCTACGCAACCGACAAGAAATACGTGGGCCAGAACGATTGCCACGGCCCCGGTCATGTAGGTAATTGTCCAGAATTTCTTTGCTAGTTCAGTCATTGGTTGAACTCTCCTTGTGCGTCAAATGAAACCCAGTGTGGACAGTGTGATCCCCGACAGTTGCCGACAACCTGGCTGCGCACCCCGATAGTAGAAACACCGCTGCCAAAGTAATGTAAAAAACAACGATGAACTCCCAGCTAAAAATCTTCGAAATCATCTTAATCATTTGCTCCCTCAAAAAGCCGTTGAACATCTGCTTATCCGCTAGTGTTTGATCATTTCCGGCGTCCGCTAGGGAGCCGGAAATCATTGCTCTGGTGTCCTGCGCTCCTGAACGGCTTTTTGATTTTGCCTGACTCATTGCCACGAGTCAACCTTTGGGTGTACTTGGGGTGCTTGTTGGGTATAATTTGCGCCCATGCCAAAGAAAATCCGCATCTCAGATGCAGATATGAGCTGGCTGCGAAACAACCACAACAACCACACCTACCCTGAACTGGCCAAACGCATCGGCGTTTGCACTGATACCCTAAAACGAATATTGGTCCGAGAAGGACTGCAAGATTTCGCAGGCGCCAAGTATCAGTCAAGCAGATCGAAGAAGTCCGTCAACCACTGGCGACGCCCCTGCCTTCGCTGCAAGAACACCAACCCCCGGCCAAGGATGCAGTTCCTCTGCGACCCCTGCAAAGCCCGTGGAGATTACGATCCATGGGTGTGAGCGGAAGAGGCGCCAAAGCCAAGGGCGATAAGTTCGAGCGCGAACTGGCCGCCTACATCAACGAGGCAGTCGGCACCGACGCCAAGCGCGCACCCCTCTCTGGCGGCGGGTCTGTCTTTGCCTCCGGCGGCGCGGACCTCCTTGGCGTACCAGATCTATTTATCGAGGCCAAACGGGTCGAGCGCCTCAACTTCCTAGACGCCATGCGCCAAGCTGAGCGTAATAAACTGGCCACCAACTGCCCCGACATAGCGATTGTCGTTAATCGACGTAATCGCCAAACCACTGGCGAGTCATTGTGCGTGCTCAGATTGGACGACCTGCTCCTGCTATACCGCTACTATCTTTCCAGGGACGCAACAACACAACAGGAGAACTTAGATGCGGTCACTGAAACTGGCAGACACGGGCGACAAAGTAGTGGGTCGAATTTTGAACCAAAAAGAACAGGCCGCTGGGTCAGCGATGTCAGTGATCGAGGAACTGAGGGAACAGGTAAAGAAGGGGGAGGTGGTGGGACTGGCGGTGGTGGCAATTAACTCAGACGGAACAACCAGCTCGTGCTGGTCGTCAGCCTGCGCTGAGGAGAGCTACAAGACCATCGCTGCGTTCGACTTCTTAAAGATGCGATTCATGGAAACCATGTTCGAGTTTTGAATGCCCGACTGCGAAATACAACACGAACTCGTCTGCGTGGAATGGATCGACGCAGAACAAGTCAGCGGTTGGCATGACTTCGACTCAGACGAACCAGTATGGATCATGAACACCTATGGAATTCTCATTGGAAAGACTGAGGACTGGATTATCCTGGCCGACACCCACCTCCCGCCAGACACTTGGGGCGGGATTAACAAGATCCCAGTTGGCACGGTTGAACGAGTTACGAAGATTCGAAGCAATGTCAGATGTGGCTGCCACAAGACGGTGGCACGCAATCAAAACACTGGCTCATCAGATGAGTCACCCCCCAATTTTTCCTTAGATATCCAACCCTCAGACGGGGAATAACACCATGCCAGTCAAGAAAACCAACGGCGGATACAAGTGGGGAAGCAAGGGCAAGACGTACCCATCTAAGGCGCAGGCACAGAAACAGGCCCGAGCAGCATACGCCAGCGGGTACAAGAAAAAGAAGAAGTGAGTCTTCGCCCCCCTGGCGGGGGCTCAGACGGGACGAAAAACTTTACATAAGGAGTAAGAATAGAAACATGGCTGGATACGGAAACAAACCAGACGACGGACGCACCCCTCCGGGCACACTTGGTATCGGGTGGGGCGAAGCGTTGCAAGAACTCTATGGCGGGGGCAAGGAAATGCTCCAAACCATTGGCAAAAAAGTTCAGTCTATATACCAAGTAGATCAGGGAGGGGTGAATCTCGCATCTGAAATTAAACTTCCAGTTATGAGGAGGGTTAAAGAGGGGTGGAGTAAAACCGTCTTTGGCGGTGGCGCACCACTCGAAGACGAGCGCAATCTCCGTCAAGCCATGATGCAGTATGCCCCAGGGAGGCACGGAAGTTTCCCGATCCCGGCGAATGAAAGATACCCCCACTCTTTTCGACCGCCTGTGATGCCCTTCGAATATCCGACTAGCACAACTGCTCCACTCGAAGACGAGCGCAATATCCGTGACGACATTGCTCATTTCGCCACTGGCCGACATGGAAGTTTCCCCACCGGCCTTCCTTGGAGCACAAAGAAATATTAGGGGCTATTACCCCCTAATTGGGAGACTCAGATGAGAGATCCCTATTTTCCATACGACACCTTACCCGGTGTCATCTCAGACAAAGTGGAGACTTATATCAAGATGTCCCGAGCGCGGCAGAAACCACAACAAATGTCTTCAACTGAACTACAACAAAAACTCTCAAGCGCGAAAACCAAATCAGACGCGATTGATGCCTTTGCTATTTGGGCCTCCCAACACGGAGCCTTCTCAGACATTGACCGCAAACTTTGGGACAAACTCGAGAGTTGGCGGTGCTCCCGCACAAAACAGTCGGCGAGTTAGGCGAACTCCGCTTCTGCGCCAACGCCCTCGAGCGAGGAATTGTCGTTAATTTTCCATTCGGCGATAACTGCACTTACGATTGCGTCACCGAACACGACGGGTTCCTCAGACGCGTCCAGATCAAGTCCAGTTCCACGATTGATAACAGTCGTAGGAAGTACGGCGAATACTACGGGTTCCAGATCTCCCACGGGAAGAAGGTTCCGTATGCACTAGACGACTTCGACTGCCTGGTCGCGTACATCATCCCCCGAGACATCGTATTCATCTTCCCGTCTGAACCTCTATTGTCAGACGTGAAATCAAAATTAACAGTCAACTTACACGAGGACAGCAAATGGGCGCAGTACAGGGACGCGTGGCAGTATCTGATGCGGGAATAGGTTGCGATTGTCAGGGCGCTTGTTGCAAGCGCATCAACCTAGAGACGCGCGAGGTCGAGCAATGCTCGCACCTCACGGAAGAGAACTTATGTGATATCTACGAAGAGCGACCGATCGCTTGTCGGATCGCCGAATACAACTCGCCTGTGATGACTGCCCTGCATTGCCGACTGTGCAGGGCATCCATCGCAACTGGCACACCAGTGCCAGAATTATTGGAGAGACTTCAGTCTTGTACGATAGATAAGGTTACACCCTCGGGATCGCAGTCAACGGGAACATAATTTCCGCAAAATCTGCTGTTCCGGCATGGCTGTGATCTCTCCCCAACAATAGCCTGCCGTGTATCAATCATTGCGTCCATTAGATCTTCGATCGCATCGCCGACTTGTGTGCTCATACGGTCACGCGCTTCAGCCAACTGGCCGATTGTTGTTTCCAACACTTCGATTGCGCTGACCATATCTGCTTCTTTCTTCTCGGCTTGTGTCATTGTCTGTGCCATATTGTTTTCCTTCTTCTTAGATCCTCTTTGTGTCTCTCCTTATAGATCAACACATTAAGCATCGGCTCACTTGTGACCAAAGTCAAAAATTTAAGCATGAGCCTTCGCACCAAGATAACGCCCGAAGGTGTAAAAACGATTATGAAAAGAAGGAGTTGCGCACCAAACTTGCACCCAATTAACAACCAAAGGTGTCCCTTAGAATCCTTAGCAGGGGAGCGCCTTCAGCCGCTCGGCCACCTCTCCGTTCTTTTTCTAATCAATTACTTAAATTGATTTTAGTCGCCCGTACAAAATTACCTTACAACTTTTATGTGACCACAACTTTCGGGTGCATCTAGTAGTACGTCATCGAATGTCACCCACTTCAATCCATTGATCGCACTCGTTAAATTCTTTGGCGCCAGATGTGAATACCGCATCACCATCGCTAAAGTCTTGTGACCAAGCAGGTCGGCAACCTTCCTAATCCCCGTGTCGTTAATCACTAGATGTGAGGCGAAGGTATGTCGACAATCGTTTGGCACAAAGTCTTCGATCCCGCACTCATCCATCAGCGCAGAGAACCTGTCCTGAAACGTCTTGTCTGACCAACGCTCACCCCGCGCGTTCGGAAATACTAATCCATCTCGCGCTTTCTCATCAACAAACTTCATCACTTTCTCATGCACCGGAACCTGCCGACGCCTGAGCATCGAGCCCCGGCCCTTCCGAGTGCCGTACTCAAAAAACCACTGGCCGTCTTTCTCGAGAACCTTCCGATAATCCAGCCCCAACACCTCATTCAGACGGCCCCCCGTGTAAATCAGGGCAGTCAGCACTGGTCTGATGTCATCCTTGGCCGTTCTTAGCACCAGTTCGATCTCGAACAACTCCAGATATCGAACCCGCTGATCGTCGACCGTGGGCTTGCGCACCTTCGGAACCACCTTAATCATCTCCAGTTCCCTGGCGTGATTGAACACACTGGACATCGCGCTCAGATCTCGTCTGATACTGCCGGGCTTGTTGCCGTTGTGTCTCTTCTTAACGTATGCAGCTACGTCAGTCGGCTTAATCTCCACCACTGGCGTATCTTTCCAGTAGTGCTTTTGTAGATTAACCATCCTTGCCTGAGTACCAGACACCCCTTCTGGCCGATCAAGGTAAGCATCAGCGCACTCAGAGAATGTCGTCTGATGCTCTGCTCCCTTGCCCGTGCTTAACAGAAGGCGACGCTCGATATCCAGACACTTGATCCGCGCTTCTGCTATATCGCTTGGACGCAGACCAAGTTTCTTTCGATGGCGCACACCGTTGACATAGCCATCAGTACACAACCAACCGTCACGCTCTGTTACGCGAAGTCCGCTTCTTCTTGCCTTTGCCATTCGAGCCCTCCTTCGCCCAGTTTTTGGGAACCCCTCCCGAGATACCAACATACACATCGTCTGGCATCTGCTCAAAGATCCGCGCTGCCTTCATTACAATCTGTGATCTCGACGTCACGCCGAACTTCTGAGCAATCGTTCTGACAAACACCTTCACTGTGTTTATCGAAACGCCAAACCGTTCTGCTATCTCCGGGTTTGTTGCTCCCAACAAAAGCATCTGCAAACACTTGTGTTGCTTAGTCGTCAGCAGTCCAAGTGCTGTTGCCTCGTCAGAGTCAAGCACTGTTGCTCCCCCTGATTCTCCCGAGGCTAATGCCTCTACCATCCTCGTAAGTGTTTCAACTTTTACCTCAAGTATCGCAAGACGTTCTTCTTGCCTCGCCATAATTCGCCTCCCTTATTTCTTCTTTCACGGAATCTGCGAAGCCCGCCCGCTTCGCGCTATCACAACAGGCGATTCATTCATTTGCTACCTCCTTAGTCATTGATTGACTGTCTGAAATATCCCATAACACACCCGACTCCGCAACTCATTAGCCCTGACACGGGGCTTTTAAGGGGTTTTCCCGGTACTAAACAGTTGATCGAGGTCGTCCCAATCAAGGCTCATAACAGTCTCAACCACTGGCTTTGGCTCAGGTTTCGCCCAGACCCCTTCTGTAAACGGCTTAGGCCACCGCACCTCCATCACAACGGTGTCAAACTCATTCACCCCCTCTGCTTCGTTGTACCTTGCGTGGAGTTCTCCCCTGTCGTCTTCGTCTTCTCCATCCGAGTCGATACACCCACTCAACTGATACCCCCAGGGCTGAAAGAACTGCTCATTCAGGTAAAAGAGCCACTCTATGAAGGCGTAGTTCTTGCCATCAACTGCATAGAGCTCGTTTGAATCCCCCAGAATTTCATAATGGCACCACAACTCGGGACACCCTCCGGGGGAATGGTTGTAATTGGTGATGCTGTGATGATGATGTCCGTCTCTGCCTTCTTCTACGTCTTCGACACCGCCCACATAGAACTCGCCATCAATTCCAATGGGCAAGCCAACTGCTTCCCGCAGCGGGTCAGGCAACTTAGCCACCTCATCTTCGTCTCTCTCCATCCGTCTGGTCGTCATGAACGCATGTAGATACGCCTTGTGTTCCTCCGTTAGTGACGGTTTTATTTCAATCATGCCATTAAAATCGGTGTGGTATCCCATCAGTTTGCCTCCTGTTAAATGCCCCTGTACGCAGCTTCATGCCATTCATGATGCACATCAACACCATATCTTTTGCACAACTTGTTCCACCTTGCGACTGCCTTCTTGCGGTTCGCGCGAGCCTGCGACTTACTGGCTTCGCCATCCCACTGGATGCTTTCTTCTGCCAACGAACTTGCAGCGTCTTCGAACTCGTCACGCACTGATGACGGCAAGCCGTCAAACTTTGCTACTTGCGCCCGAAACTCCGTCTCGAAATCCATTATGTTGCCTCCTTGACGTCCTCTTCCACATCAATAACCTCATACTCGTCCTCATGAGGATCGCGCTTGTGGACTTGGTAAGCCATGCACTCGCCCCACATACTCTCGTCATCGAGCGCGCTACATTCACCTGACTCAAGTTGATGTTGGAATCTTTCCACCGCTGACTCCTTGCTCGTACCCTCGATTTGAATAGTGGTAACAAGCGTGATCTTTCTTGCGATCACGAGGTTGTACAGTATCGGATCTGCCCCCTGATACGGGTCATTTGCAATCGCATCAGCCAGTGACTCTTCCCAATCTTTACTCATCGTCGTTTCTCCCGTGCTTCCAAGAATTGTTTAGCCCCCACTGATGACGAAGGTCACTATCGAAAACATTATCACACGTCCATGTATCAGTATGGACACCATCAGCATTGAAATACTCAATACGGAGGGGAGCAGCCTCTTCATCAATATCATGTCCTAATTCATTGATAACTGCATTACGGCATTCAACTTCATCACGGACATCAAACTGCACAATTCGATTGGCACCGAGTATGTTACGATACTGAGCAATGTAACTCTCTGCATATGAACGAATAATCGGCATTACTTCACCTCCCGTGCTTCCAAGAATTGTTTAGCCCCACCGTGCGAAAATGAATTGCCATCAATCACCACTACACGCTTCGGCGAATACGTAGAGCCAAGCGGGTGGTGCTTCCGATATCCCCCGCGTGGGTTACTAATTGCGCGAGCCGACAGTCCCAAATATTTCGCACGAATGACAAGCGCATCGACTTTCTTACTCATCTCTACCCTCCGTTTCGCACTCGGAAAATATTTTGTGTACCCCCTTTGTTTTGCATACAGCGTCGTGGTAACACGGGTAAACCTGCTGAATCAGTTTCCCATTAAAACGAAACTCAATCTCCGGGCACATGGTCAACATGTAATCAAGGATGCGTTCGTACCCTTCGTAGGCGTTGTCGTCTGGGTTCGTATAGTGTTCGCCATTCTTGGCTTCCTCTATATATTTTTCATCGCCCATCACGGTTTCAATCGCATTGAACAAGTTGTACACATTCCCGTCTGGCCCTTCGAGATCAATCATGTAGTCAGGCCCGCTCTCATCACCGTATCGCTTATGTTTTTTCCACATCTTCGTCCTCCTGTTTAGTTGCCAAACCGCTTTACATGATTAAGAACTTCCGCAACGCCATCTGCATACCCCTGTCGATAAGCGGGGTTGTCACCGATCTGCTCAGGTAAATACCCCTTGAGCCACTTGTCATCCAACTTACGGATCAGTTCATCAATGGCAGTTAGATCGTCGTTACGCACGTCCTCTACGATGTGCCCCAACACTCGCGAAAGTAACTTCTCCCTTTCCATGTCTTTTGTCATCGTCAGTTCATACTCAAGAACATCGCCTTCACAAAAGTTGCTCCACCCTTCCTTCCAATCGGACGCTTCATAAGGAACCCACTCCGGGCCACGGTCGCTGTTGATGTGGTCAACGACGCGGTCGAGTGTCCAATAGTGAACGTCGCCATCAAGGTGAACTTCGTAGATTGTTTTCTTACTCATCGTCATCCTCCTCCTTCATTGGCCGATACGCCACGATGAGAAAATCCGCACCGTGAATGAAAGCGTCTCGATTAACGTGATCGCAAAACTCATCGCTGATATCCAACATTTCCTCCGCAACATTCTGGCCACGGTAATCAAACTTGCAGCCCACAAACGTCGGCTCATCGAGCGTGATCCAGTCGTTCTTTGCGATCTCCTTGACCTGCGCTTTCGCCAGCGTCAGTCCCTTGTAGTCAGTTTTTACTTGCTCTTTCGTTCTCATAATTAGCCTCCTATAAAAGCATTGACGTAGTACCACCAAGATCCAATAACGGACTCGAGCCCAAGCAACAACAACAGCACGAACAAAACAGAATCAGTGAAGTTCAGACGGAGACTGTGCAACTCCTGATAACAGCGCCCGTCATCACTAAGTTCTTCGAGTTCAGACAACGCCTCGCGCATCTCGTCTGGCAAGTCCTTGTCGTCTGGGTAGACCCGCTTAACAACAGAAATGTGGAAGCGCCAACGCCTCATGCTGCACTCCCAAACATGGAATCCAGTTCATCCCATGAAGTGTCCGTCTCGATGTATCCCGGCCCGTCATGAGCCAGTGGTGCACGCAAGACAGTGGTGTCTTCCGTGTCCGGGTAGGTAATCAGCGTCGCGGGCCTACCAGTTTCGATGGCAACGCCAGTGGCCCAAGCGACTATGAACTGCTCCCGCTGTCTTACCTGGCTACTGTGTGTGATCCAGTCGCCTGGGTGCGACCCAGATTTGTCATGAAGCGTCGTAGCCCAGACCCGGTATGCAGTAAACTCTTTTTTGAATTTGCCTTTGAATTTTTCGAGACCGGCCCAATTATTTTTGAGCCATTTCTCGGAACCGACCGGCTCTTCATCAAACAAGCAGGGTCGAATTATCAGCGCCGTCATCCAAGCGCCACCGGGATAATGCGTTTCGATAGCGACCGAGCCACCGTACCCTTGTCGTGAAGTTTCTTTTGTTTCCTGATGACCGTCCCAGTCAAGCCCTTGCGCTTTCGATTTGAAAAGTCCTCGTGATACCGTCATTGAATTGCCTCCTAGCAAAATGAGATGGATGGATGGTGAGTGCCCGCCTTACAGGGATAGTTCATGATGAGCAACAGTTGGCCCATCGAGGCAGGCTTGAATCAGGATCTCACCCAAACCCTCAGTCATAATCCAACTGCTGCTTAAGCCGCTTTCGATGCGGGTACTAACCTTTTCAACTTGGTGAGACAGTCAGCAAATGCACTGTACGAATTGAGTTCAGCCACATCCTCGAAGTCGAGCGTCATTGAGCCCGCTTCGTAAGACACTGAAGATCCCGTCTGGTGGGTGCAGATGGCATACCGGCGATCCTCCTGCGGATACTTGATGCCGATCACACAGATGTCACCGCTCTCCATCTTGCCTGTGTCCCGCAACCACTGGCCGTTGATGGCGTACGGACCCGTCTGACTCGGGTCAACGTCATCCACCTTCTTGATCCAATACGGTTGCGAAGATCCCTTCCCCTTCTTCATTTTCAATATCGGCGCGAGCAGATCAGAACATTCCTTCTTCTCTGCTTTGTTCATACCACCGACGATCTTGACCACCATTGCCACGCTTTTGCTTACGCTCATGCAACCTCCTTAAGGTTGAGTGTGATGTTGTGATTCTCAGAGAGCACGCGTTTTCCCTTCCGGGTTATCGAGTACCCATAGACTCCATTTCTTTGAGTCGTGCCATTGCCATTCATACGTTCCCGCTCGACCAACAACGCTGTCACCATTCGCATCAGTACATTCGTCTGAGCAGCCCCGTGACCCTTCTCGTAGTCTTCGTCGCACAAGACTGCGATCTCCTTGGTCGTGCATGGCTCTTCATACTTGGACAAGAGGTCCAGGTACTTGAACTCCCGCTCATTTAACTCGGGGAGTTCCTCATCCAGACGACCCTTCTGTCGATGGCTCTTGTTGTTCGACGGTGCGGAAATCTTTGGGAGCGCTTTCTTCGGACTCGTTACGACATTGCCGGATTCTGCGATCCCGAAGGACACTCCCGGCAACACGGCCACCCCATAAGTTCCGTCTGATGAGACAACCAGAATGTCTCCCTTGCGGGCGGTGATGTCCTGCTTGACCTCGATTGCCAGTACGTCGTGCTTGATTGTGAGTTGGGTCATTGCTTTTCCTCTTTCGTGTTGACAATGATGGAGAGCGCGCGCCCTCCGGTTTTCTCAAGATCGCCTTCTTCCAATGCGCCTTTCAGGAAGGCTCGAAGATGATCCGTGTGCTTTCCCCCATCGATCCAGATATCGAGATCCCGAAACGAGTTGTCGATTGATTGGAGTGCGTAATCCACAAAGTCTTCTAGCAGTTCGGGATCAACTTCCAGACGACCGTTGCGCGAGTTATCTTCGATGTCATCCAACAACGTCTGCTCGAGGGTGTATCCGTACGTTGGTTTCGTTTTGGTCGTGCTCGTTGTGGTGTGCTTTGACCAGTCGTACGGCTCGTTGTCGTACTCGTAGTCACTGGCCCGTCCGAACATATCCCTGCTTCCATAGTCCCAATACGAAGGGCCACTTCCACGAGACGGTGTGTCTCTCCAATATGTGTCGCTCGAATAACTTGTTTTCTTTGGCTTCACCTTCGGCTTGTCCTCGAACAGATCGTCAAGCGCCTTTGATGTGATCGCATCCACTTGCTTGTTGTCGCCTTTACTCATGGTTTTTTCTCCTGCTTGATTGCGTTTCCACTTCTCGACATATCTCCTGTACTTTCTTGATGTCTACGTGCCGGATCTTCCGCGCCCTTACTACCTTGGCCACTTGAATCCAGAATTCCCATGGTCGCTTGGGCCAGTGCTTCATCCACTCACTGTCGACCGTGCCTACTGATTTTTTCTTCGGCCCCATTACGCAGCTCGCAATGCGTGCTTCGCCTTCATGAGATCCGAGTTGTCTGGCTTGTACCGATCGTTGATGAGCAACTTGCCCAACTCATCCATCGTTGCTTTTGGCAAGTCATTCAAGTTATCGATCACCTGCCACCGTGGATAGAACTGCTGAACAGCGTCGCTCATGATCCCGATGCCCACGCAATCGGCCTTCTTGGAAACCATCTCGATGACATCTCGAAGATGTTGATCGAGATGCCCCTGACCAAACGATGTGTTGCAGGCCGGGTATCCGTCTGACAACACGATCAGGATCTTTCTCTTGCTTGGCCTCACCCGCAGCCGTGCCCACGCATTGAGCACCGCTTCACCGTCTGAGTTGCAACCAGCAACACAGTAGTAGATGCGACCCATCGCGCCACGAGCATCGAACAGTCGCTCATCGAACTCCTTGAACACATACATATCGAGAGCGCCATACCGCGAAGATTTCGGTCTGGCACCACCCCGCGCAAACTTTCTGGCGGGATCGTTATGGACGAATCCGGTCGAGTTGTTGAAGCCCAACACTTCATACTCGACTGGCGTTCTTTCCAGACACTCGGCCAATGCGATTGCGACTTGGGTTGCCAGATACGCGGGCTGACCACACATAGAGCCGGATAGATCGATGAGAATTTCGATACTGGTATCGAAGTCGTCAGTTTCTTCCCGTGCCTTGAACACATTAGGCTCGCCCTTGTAGGCAGCCGGGAGTCGGCGCGAGTCGAGGTTCCCTTCCAGACGACCAAAGTCCCAGTTGCGTTCCATCTTTGCGGTGATGGCCCGCTCGAGTTTCCGGCGCATGGTGTTCACCTTGCCCACCATCTCCCTCTTAATCTCTTCGTAGTGTTCAGCGTTTTTGCTCGTGATCTGCGAGATTGTTGCTCGGTTGTTATTAGCGCCTCCCGTGTACTTGGCTTTCTTGTCGTGACGTGTGTGCCACTTGTCACTGGCCGTGCTCTCCGGTCGATACGCACGCTCCCGATCCCCTTCGTCAATCTTGTCCCGCCATGTGCTCTCAAGCGCATCAGCGGGTTCGATCTCTAAGGGGTTTTGATCCCCACTGGACTCGTGTGCTTTGCCATATGCTGATCGAGCCTTGCGAACTTCCGTGGTTCCGGTTTCCCCCTCGCCATCTGCCTCGTACGGCTCATCAATGATCGGGTCGCCACCTTCTTCTTCCTGCTTCTCACGGATGTCTGAGTCGATACGTCGCGCCAGCTCAACGACATCAGCCGAATTCCGACACGCCTTGATCGCCCTCGCCCATGCCTCGGACTCCTTCTGCAATTTCTCTGGCAACAGATCAATGCACTTCTGATTGGTGTCGGTGTCGTAACCCAACAGTTTTCGACCCTGCCATGTCAGCGCAATCGTCATGATTTTCTGCCTGTCTGACACAGCGTCTGACTCGGAGTGGCGATTGAGGAACTCGGAATTAACGGCCTCCGTAGTCGCAGTCAGATTGCGTAACGACCCCGGATATTCGTCAATGATTCGATCCTCAATACGCACATCCTCGATGGCGTTTATCAGGCGGGGAAGAATCTTGTTGCCGTCCTTTGCACATTGCTTATTGGTTTGGGCCAACAGGGGCATATCGCTATGCCGAACGTGACCGGCCTCGTGGTCGATGTAACCCCTCGCCACAAGCACCTGCTCAGACGTCAACTGCTTCCCGCTTGGCAACGACGGCAGAACAATGGTGTTCCCATTGGTTCCCGCTTGGTCGCCACTGAACACCACGTTAATGTCGAACTTCCGACCGAACGTGCGCCCCGTGCCATGTGCTTCGATCGTGAAGTTCTCGGTGGACATCGAGTGATCCGTAAGTGAGTAACCACTCATCGTTTGCGACCTCCTTCTCTCCATTTGTGTTTGGGCACAAACTGCGCTTTGCCCTTACTCACTAAGGCGTACGCAGCCTTGTCATTCATGCGTACGATCTTTCCCGTTGATGTTTGTTTGACGCATTTCATTTATGCAGATTCCTCGGTTGCGACCGTCCATGCTCGGTTGTGGATACCCTTGAGCACAGCGCGGTCTTGTGGTGATGCTCGGTTCAATATGCAGACCTCGAACGCCTCGCTACTGGCCTTGTTCTCATCCGGCAACAGCGCAAGGAAGTTCGTCAACGTCTGGCCCCAACTGATAACGCCTCGTGGCGACAACGGTTGCAGGATCTCTGCATTAACGAACGCTTCCCGGTGTTCCTTGACGTACCGCATGATGGCGTCAGCAAACCGTTCCGGCAGTGCGGGTGATCTCGCCATAAGCAACTTCTTTTCCTCGCCCGGCTTGAGATACTCGACGTTCATCCAACGAGTGAACCTGTCGAGAAACGCTTGGGACTGTGGCCGTGCGCCCTGATATAGACCGAAGTCATCTCCCTGCCCCACCGTGTTGGCGTTAGCCACCAGACGGTGCATGGGGTGAGCATTGACATAACGACCACCGTCCTCGGTGATGAGCAGTCCATTGCCCTCAAGCATCCTGTTGAACACATACGAAACCTCAGCCCTGATGCGATCGACCTCATCGCAGACCAAGACATAAGGCCCATTGAGCGCCGTGGGCAACACACCATCCACAAACTTGGAAGTCGTGACTCCACCGTCGTTCGTGAGAACGTCACGGCCCATCAGATCCATGCGGGTGATCTCGGAGTCGAAGTTGATGCGAATCATCGGCCAGTTCATACGAGCCAGCGTCTGCTCGATCAGTGTCGTCTTGCCTGTCCCGGTGTGACCAACGAGATACGACCGCTCGCCAGACACCAAGGCTTGCAAGAGATTGAGGAGTGGCATCGCCTGGAAGATGTAATCCGGGTCGATAGCCGGGACATGGGGGTGTGGAGAATCCCACTTGAACACAGGGATCTCGAACTTGAAGGCGGGCTTGCCCCGCTTGATTTTGAAAACGTCTGACGCCAGTTTCTGTTCGATCTCGCCCTCGGGGATATCCCCACTGGCCTCAACCTGTGCGGGCATCGTCGGTGCTGACGACATCGAGCCCATCTTCTTACGCAGACTGTCTGCTTCCTGCTTTGCGACCTGCCCATCCCGAATCTTGGCAATCAGGTCGTCTGCGTCCTTGACACCGCCAGACGTGGCGTTTGACAGCATTGTGTCGAGCACCGCTTTGAAATCCGCTTTCACGGAAATCGTGGGCACTGTACCGGAGTCGGACTCGCCGTCTGATTCGTCGCCATCATCGCCAATCAGCGTTTTCGTGGCGACTTCCGCAATGCTCGTGGCCAAATCATCGCCAACTGCTGTTGCGAATTCAAACTCGTCGTCGCTAAGAGCGCGGGCCTGAATCGACGCTCTCAACGCATCAATGCGACCCGTCTGATCGGTTGTGTCGGCAGAGTTTTCGAGGTGCGTAAGGAATTTGTCGGACAGACTTTCTGCCGATTCAAAGTCTCCTTCGTTATCACGAACAAATACATCGTGCGCATTGATCAACTGATCTAGCGACGCAGAGTAGGTATCTGGATTCATAGAATCTCCTGTTGTGGTGGGTGTGGTGGTTGATGGTGGGAAGTGTTTTTCTATACGCTCTTGCAAGTCGTCTGGCTCACGGGTCGCTCCCAAAATGACCCCGGTACGTGATGCTTTGCTTTTGACTGGGCACTCGTCGTTCCAGATCAGACGCATACGCCCCATGACCGTATCGTAGAAAACATCCTCGG